AGTTTCTCCTTTCTGGTTAGAATCTCTGTAGTCCTTGTAGAACACATCCATATCAACATTTCCGCTGATTCCTGGAACTTTTCCTTTACTGGAATACTGCCAGCCAACACCCCAACTTGGACGTAATCTCTCAACTACTGTCCCGTTATCATTTGCCGGATATCTGGCAATCCAGAAATCATGCTTTTTGAGGTGACTGCAAATCACGGTATTGTACCAATCAACGTTGCAGTAAATTCCGAACTTATATCCTGCGGATTCCACGATTTCACGGAACGCATCAGCCATCTTGTGAATGCTTTCAGAGCCAAGTGTACGCTGATTATTGTGTTCCAAATCCAGAAATACTGGAAACTGAATTTTTCTTCCATTCAATACGGAAACAACCTTTCTGGCTTCGTTCTGGGCTTCAGATACTATTGAAGCGTAGGAATACTTGTATACACCTACTGGAATTTTGTGTTTGCTGCAACCGGCAAAATTATTCTCAAACTGAGAATCAATTACGTTACCAACTTCTGTGATACGCAATATTGCAAAGTCCATGCCGTAATTTGCCACGGTATCCCAATTAATTTTTCCTTGGTGTGCCGATACGTCAATGCCTTTAATTTCCAATTTATCAACTCCTTTCATGATTTCAAAGTTTCTTAATCAACTAAATGGGAATAGGAAAATTAACTCCAAGTAGAAATTTTGCTCCATGCACCATTTTCATAATGAGCCGCAGCTAAAGTCTTATTATCATTTTTTATTCCTATAAAATTTGCAATTCCTTTGGCACATATTAAAACGCCCCATGCCCATCCTCCGAAAAGTCCGCCGATGGTTCCCCAGACAAAATATGCCGTAGGCGAACTTGTTTTATTTAAAAAATTATCAATGTTATCAGAGAGTTCAAGTAAGGTACTAGAAGTTTTGTTACTATTTAATTCATTAATCGCCCCCAGTACCGTCTTGTTGCTCGTCTGCAAGTTACTGATGACCGCATTTGTCAGTTTTCCAACAATCCAGTTCCAGATTCCGCTGAATGTTGAAAGTTTGTTTGATTTTGTAGCTGCATCATAGAGCATTAAGGTATCTGCATCTTCTGGGGTAGTTTTACTTGGGTATTCATTAAATTTTGCCATATTAATTCTCCTTTTCTATATTGAGCTTTTCATAGAGCTGATTAATTAGTTTTTCCTGTCGGTCAAGCTGTTTTTTCTGACTTTTAATCATTGCAAACATAGCCGGTATCATGATACGTTCGTTCCAGTTCTCGGGAAGTCCGTCTGTGTTATGGTCAACTGCCAGAGGAAAATACATATCCACATCTTCCGCAATAAACATTGGAAATTCTGCGCCTGCGCGTTCGTCTCCTTTTGCAAGGTAGCCTTCTTTATACCGTGCCATTATCGGTTCGATGTTGTACAGATTCTCAATAAATTCTTCTGTCAAGGAAGCTCCGAGGATTTTGTAGCGTTTGGAAGAAGATGAACTCATGTATACTAGATTGTCATGAATCCTTAAATAATTTCCAGATGAAAGTGTGTCTAAATTGAAAATCTGAAATTTATCCGTTCCATCGGAAAAAGGTTCTGTTCCGCAAATTATATTTAAGCCACCATCTATTACAAGTCCGTTGCCATAAGCGCTCAAGGTGACCCCATTAATGTTCACTTCTTCATTTTGTGCGTCCAGTATTATAATGCCGTTAGGAGATATTAATTGTTCCGCCACATTATCTAGAACCCACCCGGCAATATTTCCAGTGTTAGCACTTAATTCACCAGTAAAAGTTCCGTCTGCTGAGTTCAAACTGCCGGAAAACGTTCCTTTTGTAAAATTGACTCCAGTGTTGTCAATATATCCAACTTGATTACCGGCTGAATCTCTAATAACTAATTTTCCATTGCCATTATTTACACCGCCCAATGTCAATTCACCGCCAAGCGCTGCACTGAAGCTGATATACAGTTGACCATTCTTGTAGTACAATCCTTTCCACTTTCCATTATCCGAAAGAATCTCTACTATCTCAGTCTGTGTAAGCGATGCAACATCAAGAGCAACCGAATACGTCTGCATATCCGCAATGCTCGTTTTAGATTGATCAAGATAGCAAGTCACTCTAATCATTCCGCGTGAACCAATAATTTGAAGTGAAGAAGTTATTGTACAAGCGCCTGTAGCTTCTGTTTGGTTAAGCGTTATAGTCGTCCAAGTTTTTCCAGAATCAGAACTTCTTTCTGCTTTCCACCATCCTGCATAGGCTGTCTCTTCTCCTTGACCATCACGATAATACACGTTAACGGTAAGCTTTTCTGGACTGACTTTTTTATCTTGCCCCATCAACAATATTTCCGTGTTTGCTCTAAGGTAATACGTTCTTCCTGGAGGCCCGTCTTCTCCACGCATTCTCGCCCATGTATATTTCGCTGGGTCTGCACTGTCCGTCTTTTCGAAATCGGAATAATGACCAATGTAAATTCTATCTGTATCAGTTGTGGAAAAATCCACAGTTCCGTCAATACTATTTGCATAAGCGGTATGGATGTAAGAAGTTTCTCCGTTCTCTCCCGGAATGCCAATTCCATCCGCTCCGTCTTCGCCGCGAAAACGGCTCCAAATGTAATCTTTCGGATTATCAGACGGTGTTTCTGTAGTTTTATTGTCCGCAATTCCAACATAGATTGCTTCTGTGACTGTATAGATTTCATCCCCGGTACTGTCCAGTATGGGACTTTCGGCGCTGTCCAAAAGTTTTACATAATCTGGGCTATCACTCATATCAGAGCCATCCGGCATGGATGCGTATTTTCTCCATGTATAAAGCTGTTTTCCGTTTTTCCCTGATTTCTGCTTAGAAATCGTGAATCTCTTCGTTATAGAAAGATTAATCAGGTACGTTGCCTTAATATCCACCCATCCATTGTCTGCACTCAAGCCTGTGGCAGTGTAAGTATGCGTATCTACATCCCAAGAGCCGGTTACACTGTCTGATTTTGTAATGGTATAGCTGCAATCATTTGTGATATCATTTGAGCCATACATAACTTTTGCTGTAGTTTCCACTGTTGGAAATATCGGAATGTTTCCGTCTGCGTCAGATGTGATTGTCTGCATATCGTTTGACAGCTGGAATGTCATATTCTTGGCAGATGCAATATTGCTGTCCATTTTTGTCAGTTTATCCGGCAAAGAACTATCACCAATTACAACATTATCTCCGCTGATAATTACTTTCTTTGTGTCCATATCAACTTGGAAGATGATATTTCCGTCGCTATCTCTAACAATCAGCGCGCCTGTGTCGATATAATCAGCATTGATACCATGTGCGTACAGAATTTTTGCTATCAAATCGCCTGTTAGAAAAAAACCGTAAGGGTACGTTTTGCCACCATCATTGGATACGCCAATGGCTTCTGCTGTGAATTTAATTACATTTTTTGATTCTGCAAGTGTAGGCTTGTCATGCAGATATGTAATAGTACTGCCATCTTCCTGTGCGACTGATGTTTCATATAATCCAGAAGAATTTTTTAAGGTTTCTTCTAATTTCTTTACTGCTTTTTCTCTAGCTGATTGTTCTTTTTTAACAAGTCGTCTTGCCTCTACGATTGCCTTAGTGGATTCTGACTGGAACTTGCTCTGCCCTCTGATAGGGTCGTCGGCTTGAGTTTTTACAGTAGTCTTTCCATTAACGGAACAAGAAACGTCCGTCAGCGGAGTTATATATCTGTTCCATTTGCGATCATAAGTATATGCCATATCTCCAAACTCAATGAGTGGGTTATATACAAGTTCTCCCGACATGTTACGGAATTTAGCTCCAATTATGGAATCGCCAATTTGAGCAGCTACCGTGTCCAAGTCCGAATCCGCAACAAGGTCGTTCTCCAATTCAAGAACATATCCTGTGCTTCCGTACATGGCTTCATTTTCTCTATTTTTTAGCTTGATTCCAGTAATCACAATATCATCACTAGAAACGGTTGGACTTGTAAAAAAGTCTTTGAGCTTTTCGGATGTGTCAGCTGCTGATTCGATCAGTGTCAAGAATCCATCACTATCAATTGTCCAGTTCCCTGTCGGACTGATAAAACTTTCTGAGTCAATACTTGCGCCGCCTTTAAATGTTACATTTCCATCAGCGTCCACTACTGCGTTGTAATCTTCTTGTACATTGGAAAAATCCCATCTGATAAATCGCAAGTATCCTCTGCTGTCCAGGCGAGCGTTCGCAGTCTCAAGCATTGCTGCCCATCCGAACAACTGACGAAACGTCATGTTTTCCGGAATCTCTGACACGATCAGATTTCCATGAGCCATGGAGACTTCTGACGGAATACCAAGAGTCTCACACGCATCTCTAACAAGAGTCTCTATTGACTGTGGCAGAACCAGATGAGATATATAAGTTGCGTTCGTTTTATACATATCGTCCAAAGCGGTAAAACTAAGGATTTCGCCATATTGTTCTGGTGTCGTAATTGTATAAATACCTTTATCAATGGTTTCGACTCTGTCTTCTGTCGCTGCTTTTGTTGCCAGAATCGCACCGCCACTCTGGTCAAGAATTGGGTCATAGTTTTCATCCAGCAATTCATCTGTTGCAGCCGAACTTGCTACAGAGGTCTGCATTTTAAGATACGCATGAACTTTTGCCATGTAGAAATTATAGTTTTTCCACTGATCGGAAGTGTTGTCCAACTCCAATGTCATGGATTTACAAACAACGCAGCCAATCGGAAAGCTGCTACTTTCTGCACAATCGGAAAAAGTGCAGTTTTCGCCCATGATTTCATTTTTGACTGTTTTTACAGTTCCGTCAGGAAAGGTGATTTCCACTTCCTGCCAGACTCTTTCTCCGTCCTGTAGTTTTTGTTTGAACGCATCAGATACATTAATCAAGTGGATTCACCCCCTGCATGTTAAAAGATATTTTTGATACAAATTTTAAGTCTGGAGATATTTCTCCAATAGTTAGGCTTGCTTTTCCAACATAAAATGGGTCGGTTCTCCATGCCATGTGATAAAGTGACCAATGATACAAATTGAAAGTTTTTCCTTTTGCGATAATTTTGAGAATTTTGTTTGCTTCTACAACTGGAACGTTTGATGCTTCATAGCTATATTGTTCAACTGTAAATAGTGGAGTCAGTAATGCTTTTCCAAACTGCGTACGGTTACTACCTTCTGAATAAGTTGTTTCAAGGTTGTAACCCATATCTTTATCTGGCTGATAGATGGAAGCCCCATTCATCTTGTATCGCTCTGTTATACTTTTTGGGATAGTTGCCATTCTTCCACCTCCTATGCCAGTTCAAACGGATTTCTGCCGCTTGTATCACGTCTTAATTTTGCTTCTTCAATAATTTCATCAAACACCGTCCTGCGATTGATTTGAGCGGTAAATCTGACATTTCCAGTGCTATTCTGCTGATGTCTTGCAAATGCATCATCAATGATATCCTTAATAACTCCCTCTGGTGCTTCAAGGTTACGTCCGTTCTTCTGATCGCCAAGAACTGCCAAAAACTCTGACCTCGGTGGAATAACTGCACCTTTTGCCAGATATGGAATAGTCGGTACTCTTGGAAAGCTTGCGCTAAATCCGATCGTCTTAGAGCCGAATGGTGTAGGCACTTCCCACGGACCAAATGACATTGCAGATTCAATTCCACTGATCGCGCCGTTCACCGTACCGATTGCGCCATTTACGATACCGATAACTTTATTGAATATCTCTTTAACTTTGTTTTTAATACCCTCGAACGTATCAATAACCTTGTCTCTTGCACTTTTGAATTTATCAACGATTCCATCAACTATCCTCTTTACAACTTCTTTTATAGTGGACCATATAGCGCTCCACTTTTCTTTTGCACTTGATTTGATACCATTCCAAATAGAAACAATCTTTTCTGCCAAATCACTAAGTTTGGATTTTATTCCATCGACGAAAGCTATGGTTTTGTCTTTAATCCAACTCCATACCGCACCTGCAACTTCTTTTATTTTGTCCCAGTTTTTGTACAGCAATACACCAATCGCAATGCAAGCTGTTACTGCTGCTATAAAAATTCCGCCCGGTCCGACAGCTGTCGCAATGGCTTTGATTCCACCAATAATGCCGCCAGAGCCGGTCATGAGTGCAATAAGACCCTTAATGAAACTTGCTACTGTCGTTATACTTCCTGCGATTCTCGAAGCTAAGCCTGCAATCTTCGCTGCCGCAAATGCTCCGATCAGAGCTGCACCGAATGCCTCAATAATTGACTGATGGTCTGCGAAAAATCTTGCCAAATCAGACACTAGGTTGATCACTATTGGAATTCCCGTTTCAATCAGCCATTTCAGCATTGGAAGAACAATATTGTTATAAATCCATTCAAGAACATTTCCGATAGATTCCAGAATTGGCGCAAACGTACTTGTTAGATTACTGATAGATTCCAGTAGAGGATAGAAATTAAGGTTCGCCGCCCATGTTGCTGTATCCTCTGCAATTTTCTCAACAAACTGCATAACTACTACAAGGGCATTTGCAATGTTCTGTATGATTTGTGTTCCGACATTGTTCTTATTCCACGCATCGGCAAAACCGGATGCAATATTCCCGATAGTTTTAAGCACGTTTTGAGCAATCCTCAGCATGGTCGTGAGCATTGTTGTACCTGTCCCATTTGTCCAGACTTCTACAAGACTTTTGCCTACACTCTTAGCGAGCTTTGCAATTCCCGACAAAGCAATGTTTGCCGCATCAATGGTGTTCTTGCCCTCTTTTTTCCAAGCGTCCTGAAATGGTTTCCAGAGTTTCTTGAGAAGGTCAGCAAGCTTCTTTGCGGAATCGCTAATCTTGTCAAGTGCGGTTTCGCCCTCTGCGAGATTGCCATAGTCCACATTTCCTACTGAACTCGGAAGACCACTGTTACCTGCTCCGCCGCTTCCACCAGATGAAGATGGCGTGGAAGATGAATTACTGCCAGTAGATGTGGCTTTGTGAACTTCATCGAGTGACGAAAGATAGTTTTTTGTTTCTTTATTTGCTTTTTTCGTAGCTGTTGCATTATCTTTATTGGCATCCGCCAATTTATCTGCATTATCTGCCGCCTGTCCATACTGGTCCGCTGTATCTGCGATCGCTCCTGTTCCGGCAAGACCTGCTCCACTTCCACTTGTCTGACCAGATGATTTCTTGCCCGTAATAAGCTCCGTGAATGACTTGAACGCATTCGCCAGAGTTGCTAGTTTACCGAGTAGAATATTAATTACTTTCAGAACAGGTGTGAAAATATTAATCAATCCCTGTCCAACTGTTGCCTTGAGAGACTGCAACTGCAACTGCATTACTCTGACCTGATTCGCCCAGCTATCAGAAGTACGAATAAAGTCACCAGATGCAGCTGATAACTGTTCCTGCACAAAAGCAAAGCGGAGAGCAACTTTCTCCTGTTCAGTCATTGCGGATGTGGTTTTACCATATCCATTTGCAAGTGCATACTGGTCAAGTGCCGACTGGGTCATTACCACGCCGAGGTCCTTCAATGTTTCCGTTTCACCTGTAAACACTGATTTTAGCTTGATATAGGCCAAGTCCTGACTGATGTTGTAGAACGATGCTACATCGCCAGTCAGCTGCGTTAGAGCCGTTGACATGTCGTAAGCCTGTGTTTCTGAGAATCCGAACGACTTAGACATTGCTCCGAACGTTCCGACATACCTTTTTGCCATAGTTTCAGATAATCCGGCTGAGGTCATAGCGTTCTTTGCGAATTCATTTACTTTGTCGGACATGGTGGTAAATGTAACATCGACCACGTTCTGTACTTCCGCAAGGTCAGAGCCGAGTTCCACGCACTCTTTGCCGAACTGTACTAACTTACCAACTGCAAAAGCCCCACCAATCAGCAGACCGATTTTTTTTACAGCACTTCCAAGGCCGTTAAATGACTGTTTTATAGCTGAGACACCATTCTGGACACCGGTTGTATCCATTCTGGTATCAATAATGACTGAGCCATCAGCAGCCATACATTCACCTCCTAACTATTTGAGGTTTAACATCTCATTCAGCGCATCCTTGTACGCTTGCTCTTCTTCGCTGAGACGTGTTTTTATGTCAATTGTGTTTTTATTTTCCTGATAGAATTTCTTTTCCCATTTATCCAGACGTTCACCTTTTGCTTTTTTTGACCGGATTCCAACAACTGTATTGAACAGGCATTCACCGGATTCCATAAAGTACCCGAAGAACGTCCACCAGTGCATATACAGTACGGCTCTGATTTCTTTACCGGCAACCTTGTTTACCGCAGGAACGATCATGTCTCCATCCTGTTCCCAGTCCATTAAACGTGGTTTGGGATTGTTCGGATCAGTATCGGATTGTCCACAGTCAATAAACTCGCAAGCTTTCCGACAAGCTTCTGCAAGATGTTCTGATGGTATGCTTTGCCAATCCTCGAACAGAATCTGCAACATAACAACTGCTTTTGCCTGTTCATCTAACTCTGGATCATTCTGCGCAATGAGAATATCAATGATTGCGCGAAAATCGGTTCTAATAGAAAAATCCACCCCACTTATGTTTAGTGAGGTGGGGAGCTCATAGGCGGTCATTTTGTATATTTCTCCACGTACTTATTGACTGCCGTCTGCATTTTCTTTTTTCTCTTTTCGATTTCCGGTGCGATTGCTTCTGCGATCTTGTCAAGTACGATGTAGGCGAATACCTGACCATTGCCGAATACAGTAGTCGCTGTGATCGGCTCCTTGAACAGGTCTTTTGATGCTTCATATCCGAGCAGATAGTTGATTTTGTCTTCGATCTGTTTGTTCAGTTCTGCCACTTCCTTACCAGATGTGACTTTTTGAATAGAGTTTTTAAGCTGGTCAAAGTACTCTCCCAGTTCCTCCGCACGTGCTGCTACATTGATATCAGTCGGGTTAAGCTTGAAAGAAGAAAAAACTTCGTCTTCGTTGTTGGTAAACGTGAATGTAAAAATTCCATCATCAATTTTGGTATTAATTACTTTTGCCATTTAGCATATCCTCCTTGTGTATGTGCTTATTCACTGTCAGCTGTGAATGTACCGGAACTGATATCAAATTTTCCTTTTACACGTTCGCCAACATAGTTGACAGTAAATGGAATCTGATAGCCAGATGTGTCTCCACCGTAGGATGTCGGCACAACGTAGCAGTCCTGCTGATATGCTTCATACTTGCCTGCTGTGGCTTCTGTCCAGAGATGAACCTCAACTGCTTTTGTTTTGAGGTTATCGTCTTTGTATCTGTTGTCTACGATCTTCTGTAATGCTGTGAACAGATCAGATGTGGTATCTGCGTAGAACGGATCAGCGTCAGAAGAAACTTCGTAGCCGTTATGCTTGAATGTGGATTCTCCAAGAATGTTTTTAGATGTTTCAGTATCTGGATTGAGTTCTACATTGTACTCTTCCAGATCCTTTCCAAGGCGCTCATACTTCGGTGTCAGTCCTCCGCAGAGGGAACCTGCATCAATGTAATGAGCCATATATTTACGGTCAATCTTGCCTGTAACTGCCATAGAAATGTCCTTTCTGCCTATAACTTTTAAAAGGCTGTGTAGGTTAGCGACTATCTCCAATTGATAGCCGGTTGTTGCTTGTTATATTACTTCATAAGTGTTTTCGTAGCGTACCGATAATGGCAATAACCAGTCCTGTACGCCGTTCTCCTGTGGCTCTAAACCATAGGAATTATCACGGGTTATACGTTTTATCACTCTTCCTTGAGAAAGCTCTGGAAAAGCATTTAAGCGTGTCTCAGAGCCATTTATGATAACTGGTTCTCGACATATCCATTTACCGAGATTATCCAGGAACTTCTGAACAGATAACTTCTGCCGTTCTTTGTCAGATGCTGTTCGGTATACTACATAAAATGGGTACTGACAAATTTGGTGCATTATTCCGCAAACATCTTCTTTTTCTGAATAGACCAACGCCCCGTTGTCTGCTGAGAACGCAATTCCCGATTCTTTGCCGAGTTCCTCAAATTTGATTGTTTCATTTTCGTATAACCCTGGATACTGGTTCAGAAGTGCTTTCATGGCATCTGTCAGGATTTCATATCCAGTTGCGTCTTTTCCGATAGGTTTATCTGCCATGTCTGCCACCTCCTGCCTGTGCTTTTACCTTGCGAAGCCATGTACTGCCGTATTTTCGTTTAGCGGCATCGAACCATTCAGCTTGCGCCTGAGTATGCGGTGATTTTGTATATTGAAGATTTTCTTTTGCATTCGTTTTACCGGAGTACTGGCTCACAAGAACCTTTTCCGCATCGTGTCTTGCCCATGTGCTACCTGTCGCAGGGTCGACCATGGTTTTTCCAAAATAAAGAAAGCGTCCATAAGGAGCAGCCGCCGCACATACAAATCCAGTCCCTTGCATTGATGTACTTTTGACTCTTGTTCGGTCAATAAAATCTCCCGAAATCATTGGCATAAACTCTATCATGCTATCCATAACCATTCCATCAAGGAGATGCTGGGCTTCTTGGTACTGTTTGGAAAACCTATCCATATTCAGCTTTATTTTCATATCTCCATCAACTACGGAGAATCCTTTAAAATGATGAATTTTGCTCATATTACTTACCCAGGATTTCAAAATGCGGAATCAGTGTATACGGACCGCCTACACTGGTAATCTTAAACACGTTATCCCTGTTTTCATTCATATACTGATAAAATCCGTTTCGATAATCACCATTAGTTACTGTTTCACCAGTCCACTCACCCTCCCAGAAGAATGATTCATCTGAGAATGTAATAGTGTCTTCCAGAGCGTTGTTAATCTGCCTTTTCCACTCTTTAACTGGCACCCATGGGAGAATCTTGCCATTCTTGTCAGTAATGGTTATATCGCCATTCTGAACAGTATAACGAATGTGTAACTGTGCGTTGTCAGTTGCGTCTGGTCCGTACTTTTTAAGGATTGCTCCTTTATCCGTAATGAGGTCAACACCGGATAAAACATGAGGATACCAGTATGCATCTCCTGTCGTGGCTGATTCATAATAATCAAAAATCGTCACAGTTTTGCTATACATGATACCCTCTCCTTAATTATTCTTTCTGCACTGTCTGCTTAATAACCTGATTCACACCAGTAGCCGACAATCCGTTAAACATACCGACTGCAACCGCCGTGATATAGTCCGATGCCGGGAAATCCGGGATAACTCCCATTCCGACAGCTCCAAGAATCCCACCAATAACCGCCATGATTACTGGAATCCATTCATCAGAGATTCTTTTTGATGCTTTACAGCCCATTCCTACGATGTAGCAAATCATAACGATTGCGATACATGAGCCTAATGTTGAAATGTCCATTATCTGGATACCTCCTGTTCTGCGAAAATCCAATCCTCTGCTAACATATCTGCCTGAGACGCACACCATCCCATCTGTACGCCAGATGTTCCGACAAAAGCAATGGCATTGTTTCCGATTGCATCATGCTCACAGTTCACAATCTCTCCATCCGCTATCTTATAAGAAATGCCAGTGGCAAGCTGAATGTACTGTTTCTTCCCGTTCCAACCTTTACGAGCCACTTTGAGTCCCCTTTTTAAATAACGGATAGCATCGCCAAATCCAAATGTTGACTGACCGCCAAGAACACCACAGTTATTCTCATCAGCAATCATCCAGTCCTCTCTCTGTGTGTGCATGAAAGTGTATTCCACTCTCTGCGTTTCACGGATATCAAGAACTTCTCCCTGACCTTCATCAGAATCTTTTGGTCTGCAATGAATCATAATCGTATGTTTTTCATCATCCCAGCACCAGTAGCCATTCCAACCCGGGAGTTTTACTTTTGCTCCCTGTTTCATAAGTTTAAACGCTTCTTTAAAATTCATATCACTCACACTCCCGCATACAATATCGGTATGCCATCATCCGTCCTTACTCCCATCAGAAGCGGCAAAGCCGTCTTTAAGAGTAAGTCGTTCGTTTTCTGTACGTCTCCAGCGGCGGCATACACTGCGCTCCATTCCTTTGCACTTGCTCCGATCTGCTGTGGCGTTGCATAAGAGATGGATTCACTGCCGGATGATACAGATGTTACAATGCCTGTTGTGCTACCACCAGACCCGATTGCAGTTGACGTACCGCTCACAGCGGCATTGGTAGCATTCTTCTCAGCAAGCTCAATCTGATACATTAATTCAGCCAGTGAACAGACCGCCTTTTTAATACGTTTCTGTGAACGCTTATCAGCTGGCAGTCCGTCCACCAAATTATCAAATGTCAATGTATCAATAAAATCGCTGGCTCTGGCTGCCAGACGATCAAAGTCAGCTTCTGGCACGACATTGCCATAATAGGATTCTGTGTAAAAATCATAATCTGCATAAGCCATGCCAGTTACCTCCCACGATTATCATTTTGCTGTTACAGTCGCATGTCCGGCACTCAATGCCTTATAGGTACTGTCACACTCAACCACTGTGATTACCTGCTCTGTTGCTGCTGTAATGTCGGATTCTCCATCCCATGCGCTCCAGTTCTTCACGTTCTGTCCGTAGTCTACGGTAGTCTCAGATGATGCAACTTTGTACTTGTACACATTTCCTGCGCTTACTTTTGCCGGAGTAACAGTCACTTTTGTATCTCCGCTCTTACTTCCTGCTGTGGAGTTTACAGTCAGAGTTCCAAGTGTCTGAGTTGCGTTGATAGTTCCGACAGCAACAGCGTCAATATATTCTGCAAAGAGGGTAAGTCCCATGATTGCGAATGATTCAGACACTGCTGTGTGGTAATTGCCCTGCGTATGGAATCCGATCAGATTTGTTTCGCCGGATACAGTATATACAAGACCTGCTCTTGCAAAATCAGATTCGTTCGGATCCACGTAGTAAAGAACGATGTTCTCAACGGGTGTGGCGATTACTGTTCCTCTCGGAATCTCGCTGTCAGATAACAGGAAGATTGTGTTGAATCCCAGGAAGTTTTTCACATACTGGAAGCCGAACTGGTTCTGAATAGAAATCTCAGCTGCTCCGATATACTCGTACACGTCCAGAATGTTCACAAATCCAACGACGCCAGTCACATTTCTGTGCATCTGCTTGAATTTGTTTTCTACACGACCCTTGGCCATTGCCAGAGCCATCTGGAAAGTAATCTCTGTAAATGTGAGGGTACCGGTTTTCAAATAATTGTAAAATCTTTCGGTAACATTGGTCTGAAGCTGGAAGAGGAATTCATCATCGGTCATCTGAACAGCGTTCTCGTAACCGTGATCTTTGATTGCTTCGATAGATACAGCCTTTGCGTATTTCTCGATAGTCATTTCTGCATAGGGTTTTTCTTTTACAACGAATTTGCTGTAAGGGATTTCCTCACCTTCACCAACATTTCCGTTCTGCAATGTACCCTCTGCATATTTTGATTTAAGAACCGCTCCGGGCGTCTTTTTGATTGGACGCATGATACCAAGGATTTCACGTAAGTGTTCCCAGTTTCTTTCGAATCTGGTAACAAAGTCAATCTCACGTGCCTTTACCTGAATATCATTAGTCATAATAAGATTAGCTTTTGCTGCCATATAAAAAAATCCTTTCTACCCATAATTGTTAAGGTATTGGGTTAGCGGCTATACTCTGGCGTATAGTCGGTGTAAAAAAATCACTGGAATAACTGGATATTCTGTGCAATTGCAGCCTGCCTTTCGGATGGGTCTTTGATTGCTTCAATATCTTTTTTTGTCATGTTTCCCGGTGTCTGCTGCTGTCCAACATGAGTAGTAAACCTTGCCTGATTCTGCTGAGCCTGTTGCTGAGATTCATCCACAAAAGCGGATGCGTCAGACTGTTTCATCTGCTCAATCAGATCATTCAGTCCAAGGATCTTACCGTCTTTCAGTTTTAATCCGGCTTCTTTAATGTCTGCCATAACAGACTTCTTTGCTGCTTCACTGGAAAATTTAACATCATCGAGTGCTGCTTTAAGTGCGTCCGAAAAATCGCGGTCATAGATCTTCGCATTGAATTCCTTTTCTGCATCCTCGGCTTTCTTCTTCCATTCAGCAAGCTCTGTCTGAATGTTCGCCGGGTCGATACCGTCAAAGCCTTTTAAGGTTTCTTCTGCTGTCTCAGCACGTTCTTTCCAGTCATCGCGTTCACCTTCGACTTTCGACAGAGTTTTCGCTACTTCTTTAGCATTCTTGTAATGTTCAGAAAGTGCTTTCTTTACATCTGCCTGTTTATCCTCCGGGATTTCAATTCCAAATGATTTTAATGTGTCAATAAGTTTCTGCATATACATCCTCCTGGTCGTGTTTATTGACCTGCCGCCGCAGGTAAGTGGATTAAGCCAGTTAGACCACTGGCAGGGTAAGCGGAACTTCCAGAGTCGAACTGGAAAACTTGTATCTATAGATATTTGTCCTATAGCCGATAGGTTCCACATAACCCGGATTCCCGGGTTAGCAAGGTATTTTACGTGCTATGCCTAAACACGAGACGTTTCGGGCTACGTCAACACCGCCTATACGGTCGTGCACCTCTGCACGGGTTGAATTCCACTGTTCAGTTATATGCTCTCACAAGGAGGTATGCCGCCATGCACTAACGGCAATGATACGTGTCGGAAATTGCATCCGCTTTTCAACCTCCAGATTCCACCCCGAACCTGTTTCTATTAAGGACACGCATCTGCTTAAAGAAAGGAGGAAAGCAATAAAAATGTCTATGTCAAGCATTTCTGCTTACGATTCTTCCCTATGAATACATTTTACCACAGAACCTCCCAAAAGTTGTGGTACATGTTTTAGCCAATTAGAGCATATCACGGAGCTTTTCCACGTATCTCTTGACAAGATCACGTTCTTCCCGGCACTCTGCATCCTTGGACATATCGCTCATTTCTGTAGTGAGTTCGTCCAGATGTTCTTCCAGAGCGGCAAGCATCTTCCTCTTACAGTCCTCGGATTTGCCGGAACGATAGCTCTGTTTCTGCGTCATGTAATCATCATAAGCATCCCGTCCGTCAGAACGGCTGTAATGGCCTCTGACGTAATGTTCACCACGTCTGGCATAAGAACTACCCCGGTCGTAGTCTGGCATCATTCTGCCGTCATTTGCGCTGTATCTTCCCATGCTATCGCGTTTTCTTCCGCGTTCGCTGTAATCGTCATTGTATCCGCCACGCATCTCATCAAGGACAGTGTTGTAGTACTCTACTTTCTTATCCCAGTACTGAGTGTTCTTGATATCTTTGTACATATCAATCAGCTTGTATGTCATTTCCAGATTTCCGGTGGTCAGTCCATTGTCAGCGATTTTGGACAGTTCGTCTTCAATTCTTGCACATAAGTCTTTAATATCTCTCATAGCTGCACCTCCTACGCTTCTCTAGTCACAACAATGTTTGCGTTCGCAACAGAAATTGCCTGATCGCTTGTGTTCTCTACCGCGATATTAACGCAACAGCCACGAGGTACATCAATATAGATACCAGAGGACACATTGTTGTACTGATCTACTGCTGCCGGTGTGGAAATCATCTGAGAAGAAAGAACCGGCTCACCAGAAATTGCAATAGCCAGAGAGATAGCCCCGACAGTACCACCTGTTGGGATTGCGATATTGCCAGAAAAATCCACAAAAAATCTAGCCTTGCACTGGTTAGTCAGTCCTCTCAGCGTAATAATTCCGCTTCCCTCTCTGTGCTGAATGCAGTTAGAACCTTTAACTGCTGTGTTTGAAAATACTACGTTTCCATTTGCTGCTACAGTCTGAGCAGCTACATTTGTAAATTCTGCCATAATTTTTACCCCTTTCATATCACAAAAGGACAGGTCTCAGCCTGCCCCTCTGTGTAATACGGCATAAGCCGACATTCGAATCAATCGAAAGATACTCCCGATATGAAGTTATCAGCAATTACATCCAGTGTTGCATCCACATCCGTAATATGTGTTCGGGTTAGGAACCTGATATGCCGGAATCGGTGCTGGATTAATCGCATTAATGAGCTGCTGTGTCTGAGAAGCCATCGCAGTTGTGAGAAGTGCAGACTGGCGATCCTGAGAAGCGGCACGTCTGAGGTCATTGTTTTCAGCCTGCAGGTTAGAAATCTTTTCATTGCAAAGATAATCGAGAATGGCTCTTGTTCCGGCGTTCTGGCTGTCGATAATGTCTCTTGTGTTGCTATTCATGGTGTTCTGCAATGTACAGGTGTTCTGCGCCATGTTGTAGTTTACGCCCTGGATTGCTTCTCTGGTCTCACAGCAACAGTTTGCAAGCTGTGCCTGTAATGCGTTGGTATTCTGCATGTTTGCTACAGTATCAGCGTTAATAGCCTGCTGGATTCCGAAGCCAGTCTGCATGATGTTTGTGTTGATTCCGTTGAATCCGGTAAGCATGCCGTTGTTCACTGCGTAGAATCCATCACAGAGACCGTTGTTGATTCCGTCAAGCTTGCTGATTACTGCGGAGTTGTCAAATCCTCTCTGAATATCTGCCTGAGTAGCTGCTGTGGCTATATATCCACCGCCGTTGCCGTTATTGCCCCAGCCGTTGTTTCCCCATCCAAAGAAAGCAAAAATGAATAAAACAATAATCCACCAGCTACCATCTCCGCCAAACATACCGTCATTATTTCTACCGTTTCCAGTAGCAGCGGCAATATCTGCTAAGCTATAATTTCCATCCATAGTTATAATCTCCTTTATTGTGTATTTACATCAATCTGGCCAGATTGTAATGTACTATTTCATATTTTTTAGCAGATTCTGAAACTGCCCTGCCATCTGCTGAACTTGATTAAGCTGTTGCTGAGAAATCTTTCCAGATTGTAGCATCTTCTCAACTTCTGCTTTCGGGTCTCCCTTAAAATTCTGCTTAAACTGTATAAACTGCTGTATCATCTGCATTGGCCCATTTCCCTGTGACATTCCACCACCGAGGGCATTGAATAATGGATTACTCATCTGCGTTTCCTCCCTTGACTGCTGATTCCTGCACGGTATTAGCCCTAACAGGTTCAGAAAAAGAATTTAATCGGTTTATGATAGCTTCGTATTTGCCCTTTAAATCGTTATATTCCTGTCTGGTGACGTATTTACTATCCATGTTCTGAACAGGCTGTTTAGGTGGCATATGAGCGCCTACCTCGTGATACTCAAACGTCCGTAATGGCTGTGGCATACCGGACACGTCTGTGGATTTTATGTAGAACTTTTCGCTTTCACTGTCCATCAGTAAAACACTTGTCCCGGGTGCCACCAGATAGGATTTTGCACCGACTTCTCCAGACACCCACAGGATGCCATTGTTATTCTGTTGAGGTTGCTGCACTGGTTGAGCTGGCATCTGGACAGGCTGTTGCTGGAACTGATTCATCTGCCCCGGAACACCAAAGCTATATTGATAAGGATTGTTATATAATGCCATCTTATGCACCGCCTTTCTGATTATATTTTTGCATGGAAATTATTTTCAAAACAGTTCAAAAAAGTGTCAAAAAAGTATTGACATATCACTCATTGGGTGGTATTATAATATCAACAAGAGGAAATAAGGAATCATTTAGGAGGTAAGCATTATGAAGTATAACAAATCAGAAATCATGAAAAATGCATGGAGTATCGTAAGACAGTGTAAATGTACTATTTCTGTAGCACTTAAAAGAGCATGGGAAAAAGCTAAAGAAGATCTCAAGCTCGCAAAGCTTGGCAAATATTTCAATGCTTTCCTTGATGGATGCGAAGTTCTTTTTAACCTTGGAGACGGAGTTGTTTCTGGAAATACTTTTAATTGTAGAAAAACTTTAAAAGAATTTGGGCTTAAATGGAATCCAGACGAAAAATACTGGTATGGAAGTCCTGAGAAAGTTGAAGATATCGTGAGATATCGCGTTTTATAATAAAGGAGGATTAAAATGAAAATACAAGGAATCGGAGTCATTAGTAAGAAGGTAGCGATAAAATCATTAGGGCTTGATCGAGACAAAGAAGGCCGTGAAGCTCTTAGAAAAGGGATGTTTACAGCTGAAGAAATCGGAGCAATGTACAAACTTGAACAGGTCAAAAAGGCCTGCAAAATTGGAGATTGTGTTGAAACCTTTGCGCGCAATTACAATCGCATACCGGACAACCTAAAAGAAAAGCTCACGCCGCAGGAACTGGCAGAGCTGGTTGAAGCGTTTTATAAATGTTATGGAGACGGAAAAAATGCAAAGTAAAAAGAGCTAAGCATGCAAAGCTAGCTCTTTATACCTAAAATTATTATTTCAATCCGTGGTGCCCGGAATCGTTAGGCACTCCGCTTACAGAACATCCCTCTGTAAGTGACAAAGCCATTATACTATGAAGGCAAAAATATAGTCAAGGGAGGATAATAAAATGACAGGCGAAGAAAGAATTAAAGAATTAGTCGAAAAAGGATGGAAAATAGTAAAAGACGAATCTACGTGGTGTCGTTATGTGGAATTAGAACAGGAAGTACCGAGAAAAAGCCGAGATCCGTTCGGAAATTCCACTGGTGAAGACTGGGTGCAGACGATACATAGACAGGTCACGATTTTTGACGATGGCGATTGGGAAGAAACGAGAGGCTAATATATGGATATAAAGGAATTAAGGAATCTTACAAATCTGAGCCAGCAAGCTTTTTCTGAAAAATATGGTATTCCTAAAAGAAGTATTGAAAACTGGGAGAGTGGCAAACGAACTCCGCCAGAATATGTGATAAAACTACTTGAAAGGGTTGTGAAAGAAGATTTCTGTTAAAAAAAAATGGGAGAGGGTAAAAATATCCTCTCCTTACTTTTTAGCATACTTTAATTATTTTATTATTCACCCTCCGGCTTAATCGTTTCGCTGTGGATATACTCACATTCATCTGCTCAGCACAGTATTCAAGAGTGTGTTCCTTGCATCTCAGCCGGAACAATCTTTCTTCATCCGGTGTGAAATTACACTCTGTCAAGAACCTGTCTATATCTTTCTTTGTGAATACATATAACTTCATGAGCATACCCCTTATTAATGCAATTAACGTTGATTCTGCGCAAGATAATTTGTAAGCTTCTGTTTTGTTTTTTTTAATTCCTCGACGTTATTTCCGCTGATCTGACTGTCCAACATGGTTGATAACACTTCCAGAATTAATGAATCTCGTTCTGCGATTCTCCGAAGACTTTCATAATCTCGTCTGTCATGTTCTTCCAGTGTCTCTACTCGCTTATTAAGTCGAAACGCCGGAGCGATCCATTTAAAAATAGCAGCTGCTGCCCCTCCAACAATTGATATTCCTCCACAAATTGAAAGAAAAAATTGAATAAATTCCTGTATGCTCATTTAGCTACTCCTTTTCCCAGTAATATACCGGGATTTCATTACCGCTATCCCATGTATCGAAATATTTGCCGTCCTGTACCGTCACTACATGACCATCTATGCAGAGAATATATGTACCGGTCGGATGATCTGCACAAAAGTCGTTGACTGTATAGATATATCGCTCTGACTGTTCAATCAGTTTACGTCTGTACCCATGCTTATAAAGGTATGCTCCCCAAACGTAATTAGCTGATGGCATATCTGACAGAGTACACGCCTGTATCATTAATCCGGTGAATACCGTTTCCCAGTCGAACCCGGTTGCTTTGCATATTGCCCGGACAACGCAATCTCCTGTTCTCTTATCCTTAACAGGATTCGGATTGAAATATTCCCATCTGCCCATCAGTCAATCCCCTTTGCTGTTTTATATCTCTTTGCCGCTCCTCTGGCTTTTGCGGCATTCTGGCGATTCCACTTTGCTATCATGAGTCGGTCTTGTAATTCCCTCAGGTCGTTCTGCTTGCAGTAATCTTTGTATGCAGCATTTTGTTTCTGCAAAAGATAAGACTTTCGGTCAAGGTCTTGCTGGAGTGCGAATTTTGCCTTTTCATTCGGTGCATTGTCAACTCCTGCTTGCAGTCCAAGAACCTCACGCTTCGTTTTGCGGATTCTTCGCTCGTAAGTACGTTGTCGCTGTTCCTTTTCGTACTGCTTGCCTTTGTTGGCTTTGTCCTGTGCTGATAATTCTGTATAAGGATTCGGCATTCCTTCCACCCAAACTGAGAAATGATGTCTGCAATTTACTCCGCATATTCCATCAGCTTCGCCATAATGACAGTTTTCAATAAAATCTGGATATTGACTTGCTTTTTGCTCCAGCATTCTACGGTATTCTGATGTGTCTCGCTCTCGAAAAAACTCCGGCTTGATTTCTTTTAATTTTTCCCAATCTATAGAAAATACCTGCCCTTGCCATACTTCATGGCTTGGGCGGCTTCCTATATGTGCCGATGTCAGTACTAAACCATATCCCATTTCTTTCATTCTTGCTAACTGAATATCAGCACACGCCTGAGCCACACCAGTTCTGACAGAGCGTGCTACTGCTGTTTCAATCGTGTCTTTTCTGCCAGATGGATATGTGACCGTAACACCATCACTCACAACGTTATTAACTGCCTCTTTGATGGCTTTCGTATAGCCAACTGCCCCAGTCATCACATGATTGTATGCAAGGTCACACTGGTTGATATACAACGCCTGAGCAGCACTTGCAGTTGTTCTCGTGAAGTTCTTCCACTCACCCATAGTCGCAAGCATATTTCGCTCCATGAGCCTTATCATAGCCTGGGACTGTTCAAGCGGTACAGGGCTAAGCCCTGCCGCCTTGTATATCTTGTCATCGTAGTTCATTGCAGTAATTCCGGCATCTTCAAACGCTTCAAGAAGTTCCTTCTGCTCACGTTTGGTATATTTGGATAATTCTGCCAGAATGTCCTCTAGCAGTTCGCCGGATTCCTGTAGTGTTCTGATTCTCCACGCATCAGCATTGGTCAGAATATAATCCTCACCTCTGCCGATTCTTGCCATCATTCTCGACACGATCTCAGAGATGATATACTGATGCAATTCTTCCGCAATCTGCTCGCTGCCCTCTGTTATCCGGCGTAAATATTCTGGACTAAGTATAGCATATCACCTCTTTCGATAAAAGTCGTGGTACATGTTTTAGTTTTTTGATGGTTAGCTAAAGCCCTCTTTAGTTAATTAGTAATGTAACATACTTCATTACTTTAATACAAATCATCGATCAACAACGCATTTGTGCAAACAAAATGTACTCCATTTTTTGCAAACTCTTTTGCTACAGATTTTTCATCTGTTGTACCAACGCCTACTTGGATATTGTTTGACAATGCTTTAGAAACGCCATTTGAAGTAAGTTTCTCAACTGTAGAACCTATATAAACAGCATTACTATTTGTTTTAAGATTGATTGCTATATTTATTGCATCCTCATCTATATCCCTATCTACATTTACAAAAAAATTAGTAAAATCACATAGACTGTGTATATATGTTAAAAACGAATGCTCAAAAGAATTCCATACAACCTTATCAAGCATTCCCAATTTACTTGCCACATTATACGCGCCTTTTATCCAACTATTGTCGTAGCCTGTTTTTAATTCGATAATAGGCTGTACCGATTTTACCTTACAGAAATACAAGAAATCTTCAAGTGTGCATATTTCCGTTCCTTTATATTTCACATCTTTCCAAATTCCAAAATCATATTGTTTAACATCGTTATAAGTAATAGTAGAAATATTAACAGTTTCTGGTAACATGTTTCCATTTTTGTCCCTAGCAGTTCTGTTAATATTAATATCATGAGATAAAACTGGTATTCTATCAGATGTATAAACAACATCAGTCTCAATACACCTACAGCCATTTTTATATGCCAATTCAAAAGCTGGCATTGTATTTTCTGGAGCAATACTTGAATATCCTCGATGAGCCATTATAACAGTATAATCATTAAAATTATTTACCGGTTTTTTACCAATTAATTCATCTATAAGATGTCTATTGCCTTCTATGCCACTATATGATGCAACATATTTTTCTGTAATTAATTCTATATCATTTTCTTTATATTCCTCCATAGTATCTTTCAATAATAGTCTATACTTAGTGTCTTTGCTTACTGATACTTCATAGTTCCACCCACTATCATATAAAAAATTACCATTTTCATCATAAGAATGATATGCTAAAACAAATCTATCTTCCAACGACCTAAAAGTGGTATCATAATATGCACAAGAAATATTTTCGCTTCTAAATCTTGATGCAGTTGTTGAAATCGGAATACCATTTGATAAAGAACCATATACAAATTTCATGTAATTCTTTAATATATCATTTCTGTTAGTTAAATTTATCAATTCCCATTCATATGTTATTGCGCTTAAATATTCGTGAATATCAGCAATTCCAGTTGTAATTCCTGTTTTTAAAATAGTCACCGAAAACTTTGTATTTGCCGTTATTACTTTTCTATTTTTTATAAACGAATCTTTTTTTATAAAACTACCATCGTTATCATACCAAGAAAAAGCAACTTGAAATCCATCTTTAATATATAATATTAAATTTGTATCATAGGAAATGGGATGTTTATTCGATACCTGATAAATATAATCACGTTCATATTCACCAGTAGAACCTTTGATATTACCAACGTCAAATTCTCCTTTTAAAATACATGTACCATTCTCTAAGTTAACTAAATCTTCCTTTAGTGAATCAGTTTCTGTCTTTACTTCTTTGAATTTGTCGCCTACTACTTTGGAGTCGGCAAATGCACCCTGTATGGACAATGTTTCATCAGACACGGGCGTTTCGATAACATTTCTATAAGGCAACTGTCTCTTTTTTCCATCTGCTGTGATTATTCCCTTGAACGTATCTGCCATCTTTTTACTCCTCTCCGAATAGTGTTGGTTCGTCTGGCTGAGCTTCTTTGACCATTGTTCTAACCTCATTACTCTTCTTCAAAAAAACCTCTCGTTTTGTTTTCCTCTTTGGCTTCTTGTGAAATTTTTTTTGCTTCCTCTTCGGTATATCCATAAAACTTCACTAAATAACGCCAAAATGTTACATGTCCAGAATTTACATAACTGTACCACGCTATCCTGTCTTCTTCTCTGTTGTATGTAAAATCGCCAAAATCATAATTAACTATATACTGGACGTATTTCTTTTTCTTTTCGTCGTAAATCCAGTTAGAATCTGGTGCGATGCCATACAAATCTGCAAATGTATTTAAGGCATATATAGTGTCATTCAAACAACACTCTAGTTTATCCCGAATGTCCTTGATAAACTGAATTGTCCGTCGGTCGTCTGCTTCTACCTGCGTAGCCGTCACCATACCGGTTTTTTCGTTAAAAACAAAATATCCGTTAGAGAATCCAATCTTATATCCTATCTGGTTCAGAAGGGCATTCATGCCGACTATACGGGTATCTGTATTGAGAACTGGATTAATTTCTTGGTAGAATTCTTTCGCGTCCTGTCCGAATACATTCTTAACAAAGTGCGGTAACCTCATCTCATTCCGTCTGTTCTCCATGCCCTGTGGCGACATAGCTGATACAGGTGCGCCGTTTGGCATCAGCAGTCTATCATCTGCCAGAACAGTCTTCTGCGAATCAAAAATCTCTCCGGCGTTTCTGCTGTATGCAATGTCAAAATCCTTTAATTCCTCAATTGCTTCTGCAAATATCGGCAATCCAAGAGGTGTACTGATATCCACATTGTTTGCCTGCGGTGTCCGCAGTACTCCGTACAGAGGCCCGTCCAGCTTCTCACCGTTTGCCTTGAGTATCGGCGGTGTATCTGCCATTAGGTCAGCCCACTTGGTCTGCTTAAGGTCGATTCTGTCACCGATTGACTGAGGGGATTTTGACACATAAGCTCTGTTAGAAACGTAGTACGGATAAGTTGTTACGCCATCTATTGTAATCTCAGCAAATCTATGATATTCAAGCCGTGTGTAGTATTTTCGTCCAACAGTATAAGAATCCTTGAATATAATCCCCTTGATCTCCTGATTGTCGTAATCTACAATCATCACATCTGCTGGGGTAAATACGTCAAGGCTCTCCCCGTTTGGTTTGATAAATACCGTTCCATAAGCACAGCCATATTCTACCCAGTGCCGGATTTGGAAATATACCTTGTTAATCTGCTTTTGTAGCCATGTAGCCCTTGTGGAACCGTCTATCTGAATGCCGATCGCCAATGTTGTGAGCCGAGCTGTCTCTGAGCAGACAGTTTTCGCAAAATTGATCGTCTTGATGTTATTCTTGTCATCTAGCCATTCCGGTACTCCCCTGTAGATGTTCGCGCACCGGTTAATCAGTGCTTCCATCTCCGGAAACTCCGCTGCTTGGATATTAAAATCCTCTTCGGCTTGTTTTTTGAATATCATGTTAAACCACCTTTTTAGTGTTGTTATAAGTCCCATTTAATCTACCTTTTAAAATCCATCCATCTTACAGAAGTATCTCGCACAATAATGTCTTCATATTCTACAACTTTTAAGATTTCGTTAATGTCAGATGATCCATATATTTTTAAACCGATGCTTAAGAATTTATTTATTTTATCTGAAAAGTACCTATCTAACATTTTATGCACTATGTCCTCTTCTCATCGACAATGGACTTGTCGCATATCTAAGGGAATCTATCCAGTGATCGTTACCATCTGGATAGTCTGCGATAACTTCTCCATTGCTATCTACTTCATGTTCATAATTGATAATTTCCTTGTATGCTCTAGGTGTTCGTGCCGGATCAATAACCAATGTTCGGCACTGCAACCACTCAAAAGTATATTTACGGCTACCTGGAGTGACTATTGCTCTACGAGCTGGAAGCCCCACATCTCGAAAGTCAATAATGCTTTCTTCTTCATCAACTCCGCAAGAGATTGAGTAATCATCATATCCTTTTTTCTTTATCTGGTTAGCCATTTCCTTGTTTCTTATCTTGGAGCCTCCAAGCTCGTCTAATAAAAAAACTTTTTCCTGATTAGGCACATAAGCTACACGGAGAAATGCTTTAGGATCTGGATACCACCCCCAGTCCTGCCCCTGGTAGATACTTTGAAAGCTTTGAATCTCTTCATCTGTAATTTCACGAATTTCTAATAGTTCGAAAATATTTGTTCCAAGTCCAACAGGAAGACCGAGATATTCATGGTCGTAAGCTCTCTGATTTGTTTTCTTCAGATGCTCCGCATCATCAATAAATTGTTGACCAAGCCATTCAACAGGAACCGATCTGTAATCACTCTTATGCCTGTAGCTGTCGTCTCGTGGCTCTTCTACATACACATTCGCCCAGTTGCTCCGGCTAATTGGTGGATTGAATGTCTTAAATACAACAAACTTGCTGCCACCTCGAAGGACTGACTGCTGTACTGTACGAATTTCTTCAATGCCCGAAAATTCGTCAAGTTCCTCGAACCAGAGATACTTGAAATATCCCTTGCTTGCTTTAATAGATTTAGTCTTTTTTGCCTTGTCTAGTCCTCTGAATATAATCTTCTGGCCCGTTTGCTTATATGTGTACTGCATAGGGCTTACGCTGGTATCCCACAAGTCATTAACTCCAAGTGCATCAATTCCCCATGCAATTTGCTCGTACACAGATTCTCTAAGCGTATTTCCAACTTTTCGGAATATGACTGCATTAGTTATTGATCCATTAATAGCATCTTGCATCATCTGAAAAGGGATCATGACACCCACAAAGGATGATTTAGTTGATCCACGTCCACCATACAAATCATAATAGGTGTGCTTGCCATCCAGAATGTCCCAGAACGCATTATAAAAGGCAGGAGCTATAATTTCATTCAGATTAATCGGATTTTCATTCATTCTGTTTCTCCGGCTTTGGAATATTATTCACAATCGTAATCTTTCCATCTCCAGAATCATCATTTTTCTTGTCAGCATCCCATCCCTTAAAATTATTTCTCAAGCTGAACTGAGCACCATTTGAACCGTCACGATCAAATAATCTTTCTTCTGTATACTGTTCCACTCTGGCTTTCGCGCGCGTTATCGTGTCCATGAATTCTGCTTTTCCCTGATAGTTTAAAAGGCTCTGTCGGCTATTAAAGCCAAGTGCCAAAGCAAGACCTGTAACAGTCGGAGGGTGAACGTCTACGAATATGGGTGAACCAAATTTATTAAATATTTGCTTTCCCTTACTATCAGTCAAAGGATAACCTTTGCAGTTTTCAAAATACTGTTCTATTTTATCCTCTATTTCTGCGGAACTTGTGTACATTGGCGTCATTCCCATGCTCTCACCTCCAACTGGCTATAAAACCCCATAGTAACACTTCTGAGTATATTCTATCACAGGTCAGTAGAAAAGTTGTGGTACATGTTTGAGGAATTTTGCGTTAAAAAAAGAGCCGGTAAATACCGACTCTCTAATTTTATTCATTGTTTTGTAATTTTCTGATTATTTCACCCTGATCTCCCGGACACCCCATGAAGCACTCCGGGCAATGTTCGTAAAATGTGCATCTGATGCAATCATGTGGACTGATTGAGCTGCAATATTGATGCAGCACTGTGAATGCTGATATGGCGAGCTGCGGGGTTATGTCCGGTGGCTTGAACATCATGTTTTTACTCGCCCTGGTCACTTCCACATTATCATCTTTGAATTTTATAGTATCCCCGTTACATTTTATTATAACTTCTTCTCCGTTAATTTCAGGTGTAGGCTTGTCCAACATGATTATCAACTCCTTCTCATTAATGTGCAAGTAATCCAACAAACAGCGGAAGAACTAATGCCATTAAGCATAATGGTTCTTTTGTATAACTGAGTGCCGCTATTACGGCAAATGATGTACTGGCCCATGCTACTGATTTCGCCATTGCTGTATTAAAATCCATTTAATCACTCCTCTCCCCAGTCAATTTTCTGACCGCATTCAGAACAGTACTTGCTTATTTTATTACCAATAATAGGTGTTCCGCATTTCGCACATTTTTGAGTGGAAAATATATTGTACGGAAAATCTGGAACATATTCTTCAGGTTTGCATGGAATCTGCTTTTCCAATGCTTTTGCTCCGGAATCACACGCCCATTGCGAATCCGTCAATTATTTTCTTCTTAACTCCAAATACCTCTATCATGTGAGAATTATTTTCCATGATTTTTATTACATCTGACTTTTTAACATATTCAGCCATTCTCCATCTCCTCCAGCTTCTTCGCGGCTTCTTCACGGGTGAGGAATACCACAACATTCAATTCTCCAAGCCATTCATCCTCGTTCGCCCATAAAAACCATCTGCCGTCTTTTCCGTATTCAATTCCGCTTACCACGTTTTTTCGAATACCCGTGCCATATATATCCCATACAGTTGTGCCGATAGAACACGGCAATCTCACAAGTAAGCCCTGTTCTTCTAAGTCTTCATAGGTGGCAAGTTTATCAGCCGCTTTATAATTTCCTTCGTCGCCACTATCCTGCTTTATTATTATGAGCCCGTCATACACTCTTTCAGTTAATCTCTCCATCTACTTTACCTCTCCAAACCAGTCCTGAAATCCTTTCATACAATCAGGACATAAATCCAGAGTATTATGTGCGAAATATCTTCTCTGACTATCCAGATTTAATACCATGATCCCATTAGGATTTTTTCTATCGTTTTTAGAATTGTACTGCTCATACAGTTTTCCACATCTATCACATTTCTTTGCACATGCCATTAATCCATTCCTCCTGTAATCTCATCAATACAATCGTTCCAGCCGATCTTATAGCTCGGTAGTTTGCCTCCCGCTTTGAAATACTCGCCGTTATAAAGCCCAGTTACTTTCATTTTCTCCGGCAGTGGCTTCAATGGACACCAATCAGGTCTTGATTTGCTTTCACAATCATAATGTTCTTCTGTCATCAGAAATGCATCATAATCCAAACGGTCAGCTAATTCACAATAAGCCACATATTCAATTCCGCTGCAGTACGCACTTCCGAACGTGCAATAATAGCAATTTTCTGGTGTATCTATCACTAACGCTGATTTACTCATTCCGGCACCTCCTGTAATAAATTTCGATCGTCAACTGCATTTCCAATAACGACTACTTTCTTCGACCAATACGAGAAATCTTTTCGATAATTGGTTTCTTCTGGAAAATCTACATAAAATCCTAAACCTCCATTACCGTATTCTCCGAACTTAGCAACAGCCGCAACTGTGTCATACTGAATGATATCATTTTCCCATATCCTATTCCCATTCTTGTCACAAATTCCCGTGAACTGGCAGAGGGTTTCTGGATCAACCAATTTCATTCTGTCTGTTATTAAAAAGATGATTGGCAATATACTCGCTTTTTTATACGGCTGAACAATATAACAATATCCGCTGTCAATGTCTAAATCTATGAGGCTTCCTTCTATCCATTCACCATTATCAATCTGCTTTGCCTTGAAAAGAATTTCTCTCATTCAACTCCACCGCCTTTCACGATTTCGATTGCCCTGCTCAGTCCAGCATTGTATCCTTGATGCACATCAGATAAAATACATTCTGATTCAATGAATTTATCTCTTTCCAATTCGCTAATAGCCTTATCCGCATCAAAAGCTGTCGGCTGTTTATTAATGCAATCAATAAACTCTTTCTGGTCAGAACTAATACTTGTGCCAATTTCCCAAATTTTGATGTATTTGATTAATTCGTCTGCATCAATCAGTCTGCTCATATTCTATTCTCCTAACTGTTTTAAAATTTCTTTTGCAATTCTATTACTTTCCTGCATGGAAACTCCCCATCCATTATATTTTCTGTGACATTCATCACAGTTCCATTCATCACTATCGCTTTCTTTAATTTCACTACTGAATCTGCAATTATCACAATACATGTGATCGAGAGTGCCGTAAATGATGTTTGCAATATCGTTTTGTTTGCTATTAGCATCGTCTACGTGTTTCTGCCTAGTTAAATATTCAAATGCTCTCAGCTCATTTTTCCCGACCCATTTAATCCATGCACCACAATCCCCGCAATACAATCCCGTATTATTCCCAACTTTCTTGACAAAAAGGTTTTTACTATTGCACTTTGGACATTTATATTCTTTCATTTATTTTTCCTCCCATACTCCCAACAACCGCATCCTCTCATACAGTACAGCGACGGTCTTGCGTCTGTATCCGTAGAAGTCTTTCGGGTTCATCGGGATATATCTTTCTCTGCTGATTTTTCTATAACTTTTCCGGTGCAAGATATTATCAATAACCATATCCGCTATCACCGTGTTCTTCGGGCAAGCTGACAAGGCGGCACTGGAAAGCAGGCTTCCGTACTCCGCTGGAAAGTCTTTCAGCATCGTATTCAGTTTTTCAATGTCCTCTGCCGGAATACCGTAGTCTTTCAGCTTCTTGTTCCTTGTCAGCATACCATTCTCCTTTCTATTCGGCTGGATGATGCTTGCCGTACATGATCGCCACGCATACAAGACCGACCACTCCAAATATGATTCCAAGGGTGAATCCTAATAAGAATGTAATCATGGCTCGTCCTCCTTGTATGGTTCCGGAAGTGGCATCCAGGCAATAACTTTATACATCTTTGTTCCTCCATGCCCATCTGAATATTTATCCCATTCAAGATACCCATATTTATTTTCATTCCAGTATCCGGCATCATCAAATTTTAAATAACTCGCAATTCCATAAAGTTTTTCAGGTGTTCCATAGACTTTTTCAAGCGTTACAAGACACTCTCTTTCGTCTTCCGGTAATCTCTCACTAACAGGAATCCAACCATTTTCTTTCTCGTCCTGTTCTATATCGTCTTGAAGTTGCTCGATCATATCTTGAATAACTTTGACATACACCCCGGCGTATTTGTAGCAGCCCGAATATTTATCCGCGTACTGCATTAATCTTTCTTTGATATGTATCATATTATTCCATCCTTTCTCAATGCCCGCTT